GGTGACCGTGTGCGCTCTCTTTAGATATAGCACTTTAAAAAAAGGTCAAAACCCCAATGATTTAACGATAAAGTAAACAAGTAAACAAGTAAACAAGTATATAAGGATAAACGTATGTATGGTAAAGGAAGTAAACGCCGACCTACTAATGAAGTAGAATATAGAAATAATTGGAATACAATATTTAATAAAAAGAAAAATTATGGCAAGACCAAAATCAAAAGTGACAAAGATGTTGAGTTTCAAACAAGTGAATCAAGCGACAGGAATACCGATATCGCAACTGAAACTGATTAAAGTATTACACCCATCAGCATTCACCAAGACTGAAATATTTCTTGATGAAGTTGTAAAATATTACAATGAAAACAAGGATAAACTGATTGAAAAAGATAATCAATCAATTGAATCTCTCAAGAAGGAAAAATTGGCCAATGACATTGTTCTTCAACAGATTGAAATTGAAGAGGCAAAGAAACAGGTTGTCGCAGTAAAAGAAGTGGAGTTGTTCATGGCAAATTTTGGAACCCAATTGGGGGCGGTATTAAAAGCCAAAATAGTCAAGGAACTTCCATCCAGAGTGAATGGATTATCAGAAGAAGAAATTATTAAAGTTTGTAAGGAATTTTATAATGAATTGGTCAGTCTATTTTCAAAAAATATTGAAATTTGGAACGAGAAATAAATGGAATCTCAATTACAAAATAGATTTATTGAATGCTTTTCAAAGGAACTAAGGCCGCTGGATACTAGGCCGCTTTATGACTGGCTCCATGATAACATTGACCTTCCAAATGTCTTTAATCCTCAAGGTAGATTTTGTATTGATTTCTATCCTTATCTTAAAGCTCCAATGGAATGTTTGACAGATGATAATATCAAACAATTAAATTTGGCCGCATGCACACAAGGAGGTAAAAGTTTATCCGAACAATTATTTTTGCCTTATATTATTTTGGAATCTCCTGGTCCTGTTCTGATGATTCATGATACGGCAGAGAATGCTAAACGTGTGGTGGAAGAACGTATCATTCCTTTATTAAACAATAATAAGGATACCAAGAGATTATTAGATAGCCAGAGGTTTTCTGCTCGTAAGACTGGTATTCAATTACCTCATATGACTTGTCGTATATCAGGTCCGGCCGAAAGTAATATCCACGGATATTCGGCTCGTATAGTTCTTGGAGATGAGGTATGGCAATGGCAAGCTAGCGGTCATGTTGACATCATCCCCAAGTTAAAAGCTCGTCAGACCGCCTATAATGCAACCAAAAAACTGGTTCTTGTATCACAACCCGATTATGAGGGGTCTGAATTTCACAAAGAATGTATGGCGGGTGACCATTATGAATATGGTTTCAGGTGTCCTGATTGTAATATTTTACAGTTATATGAATGGAATGAGGAAAAAGACGGCAAAGAATATGGTATGATAATGGACAAGACCAAAACCGATGAAAATGGTATCGGTGATTATGACAAGAAAGCTGCCTCGGCTAGATTGGTTTGTCAACACTGTTTTCATGAAATCCACGATACACCAAAGAACAGAAAAGAACTTGTGATGAATGGAGATTATATCAAGATTCATAGTGGTAATGATAAAAGTATAAGAACGTATAGTTGGAATCAATATATCAATATTTCAATACCATTCAAACAGATAGCTTTGACATATTTTGATGCAGTATATCAACATCGAACCACCAGTCTTAGAACAAAACATGAGTTATTTAGACAACAAACAATGGGAAGATTTTGGAAAATGGGCCAACAGATAGAAACCAAAAAATTAATGACCGAGGCCTATTCCTCAACTGACGAATGGAAAGATGAGACAATACGTTTTCTAACTATAGACCCACAAAAAGATTATTTGAATTGGTTAGTAAGAGCCTGGAGTAATAAAGTTCCTGAATGCAGATTGATAGATTTTGGAACCGTAATAGGATTTTCTGAAATAGATGAACTTTGTAAGAAGTATAAGATTCATCCTTTATGTATTGGTATTGATAGTGGATATACTACTCGAAATGTATATGCTGAAAGTGTTCAAAGAGGACAAGTCATAACCCTGGCAAATAAACAAAGAATGTTGGCGCAATGGACTTGTTTTAAAGGAGATGGTGGTCCAGGTCTTGTGCCCAAGAAATTTTATAAACATAAAATAAATGAAGGTAATAGAACAATAGAAATAGATAGATTTTATTCTCAATTGGCATTGGTTGACCCACAATTTCCAGTTAGTTCAAAGTTCAAAGCATTCAAAGCTAATTTATATGCTTGGTCAAACTATTCAATAAAAACTATATTACATAATTTAAGAGATAAAAAAATAGCCTTCAATTGGAAATTAAATGATAGGGCAATAGGAGATTATACACAACAAATGTTCAGTGAAGAGTTAAATCCAAAATCAGGAAGATTTGAACAAATTGAAGGTCGCCCGAATCATATTTTTGATATGGAATGCCTTCAATTGGTTATGGCTTTACAGAGTGATTGTTATCATCCATCGGCATCAGAAATGAATGATATTGCCGCCTCTCCTGAGTTAAAACCAACCTGAGGATTATGTTGTGAAACGTGAGTCCCGGTGTGAATGCTCCCCTACCCTAAAGGGATAGGGGCTTCTATGCTTCTTTTGGAAGCAAAAGAGTCCATTCCGACTCTTAAAATGTTCTTCGCAGCATTCAAGTCCCGTCCAATATCCAGACCACAAACATTACATTTATGTTGTCTTTCGGACAGTTCTTTTTTAACTATGGTTCCACACTGCGAACATATTTGACTGGTCCACTTTGGGTCAACATCCATTACTTCACAGCCAGCATCTACCGCTTTACTATGGAGCATTTGACGGAAGTTAGTCCAACCGGAGTCAAGTATGCTTTTGTTCAAACTTCGCCAATTGTCATTCAACATTTGACTTGGTTTGATATTCTCTACACAAATATGAGAATACTCACTTACAAGTTTTTTACTCAATTTATGTAGGAAATCTTTTCTTTGGTTCTTAATTTTACAATGAACCTTAATAAGTTGTTTCTTAGCCTTAATCTTTTGCTTGTCATCCCGTGACTTTAATTTCAACTTGGAATACTTACCTTGGATTTTGGAAAGTTTCTCAGAAGATTGTCGTAAGAAATGAGGATGAGAAATGGTTGTCCCATCAGAACAAGTGGCAAAGTCAATACATCCAACGTCAATACCAACTGCTCGTTTCCATTTCTTTATTTCTGGTTTAACTTCAACCTCACACGAGAAAATAGCATACCAATGATTTCCTTCCCGTTTAATGGTCAATGTTTTTACATTACCTTCCATTTTGCGGTGGAGGTTAATCCGAACATCTCCAATCTTGGACATCCAAAGTTTCTTCGGAGTCAACTTAAAACCTGTTTGTGGAAAAGTGAATGAGTCGTATCGGTCATAGGACTTAAATCGTGGGAAACCAGCTTTCCTTGACTTATCCTTCAATCTGCGGAAGAACCCAAGATAGGCAAGGTCAAGTCGGGCAGATACATTTTGGAGAACTTGTGAATGGACTGGATGTTTCAAATCCATATCCTTAATCACTTTACAACAATCAAAATGAGTGAGTGTCTTCTTGGTTTTCTCATAGTGGTTGTTTCGCTTCTCAAGGAGTTGGTTATAGACGTAACGACAAGTTTCTCTCGTCTGCTCAAGACGAGTGGCAGTGCCTCCTTTGGGAGACAATCTGAACTTGTAGTTTCGTTTCATTTGCATTCTATAACATACATATCATCCACTTTAAGGAAAATGTTATTTCATTTCTGTTTCCGTAATATGGTCGTCATTCATCCCCTTGGCTAAAGCCGAAGGGGCTTTCTGACTCCCTGAATGTAATTGTGAAATCATAACACACAATCAATATTATATGTCAAACGCAACTCAAGGGCTACTTTTAGACCCGAACATCCTATCGGAAGAGACTCTTTTGAAAATTTATAACAAAGCTATAGGTTATCTACTTGAAGGGCGTGTATATATGTCTTTTTCAGGAGAAGGAACCGAATTTACTTCTAAATTTCCAATTTCAGTTGAACAAATTTTATCAGAATGCTCTTACGCATTAAAACAAAAGAACCCTGCCAAATATGGGAATATTGTTACTCAAGTCAAACCAATTTTTGTATAATTTATGCCTTTTAAAAAGAAAATTGATATTGAAGGTTTGACCAGACGTATTACTCAACACAATACGGTTCAACAAATCAAAAAACAGGAACTTGGTCTATTGCCGAATATCTGGGCCAATCCAAATTTGGGTCAATTTCGCCAACGTTTTTATGCTCTTCAAGGTAATGAAACCGGTCTTGACCAAATCTCCCGTGAACAAATTGTTCGTCTTTCAAGAGAATTATTCTTTCAATTGCCTGGAGTGGGAGTCGCTTCCGAATTAAAAGCCGAATATGTTGTTGGTAATCATTGGGAATTCAAATATATAGGCAAAAATGAAACGTGGGGTAAACAAGCAGAAGATTTTATCAATAATGAATGGTTTAATAACTGCACAACCAAAGGATTTGCCTATGATTTTCAAACAGTTCTTAAGGTATTAAGCAGAACAATTGACATGGACGGTGATGTATTGATGGTGATGGTTCGAAATAAACAAAACTATCCTCTTTTACAATTTGTTGGCTCACATAGAGTTGGTTCCGTTGGGTCAAATATGACGGGTCAAAATGGTATCAAAGTAAATATTAATGGTAAAGATTATGCTTGTCTTGATGGTATTGTATATGATGATATGGATAAACCTATCGCATATTCAATCAAACGTGATGATGCTCAGATTGCCACGGTTCAACAAGACCCAAAAGTAAAAAATGAAGATACAATTATCTCAATTGAAAATGCTCAATTGATTTTCAATCCATTGGTATTTGATAAAGGCCGTGGTTTACCTGCTCTTTATTCATCGGTATTATATGGTCTTCAATTACAAGATTTGGATGCTTTCTTGATGGATATAGCCAAACTAGAAGCTACCATCGCATATGTAATTAAAAATGATGCCGGACAAGCTCCTCAAGAATATGAGAATCTATTGAATCAAATTCAGGCTGCAGGTAATCAAAATGGTAATCTATCAAATCTTCCATCAATTGAACCAACTGTTCATGGAGTATCTGTAGTAAAAGGGCCGACAGTAAATTATATCAAATCAGATGGTGGGGATTTACAATCATTTCGTTCACAACGTCCAAGTGAAGAAATTCAATCATATTGTAAAACAATCGAAACCAAACTTCTTTCGGCCATTGGTATCCCACATCAAATCATCTATTCGCCGGAAACTATCAGTGGTCGTGCTGTCAATGCTGTGATGCAGCTTGTTCGTAAATCGGTGTCTGAAAGACAGAAATTGATTGCCAAACACGCCAAGATGGTAATCGCCTGGGTGTTATCGGTTGCAATGGAAGAAGGTTTGATTCCAAAGAATTATGATGAAAATTTGACCAAATGTATTGATTTCACACTTCCACCAGAATTTACCTTAGACCAAAATCAAGATAATAATTCAAATATTGAATTATATAAGATTGGTCTTCTTTCAGGTAAAGATTATTGTTTGAAAAATAATAGTTCATTTGAGGATATTTCAAAGAAAAGAAAAGAAGAAATCTTTGAATTATTGACTGATGTTGAGGAATTTAAAAAGAAATTTCCGTCAATGAATGAATCGGCAATACTTAATTTGTTCACACAAAGAGGCCAAAGTAGCCTTAAAATTGAGGACATTCCAACGCCGGCAATTCAACCAAAACAAAATATATGAGAAAAAACTACGAAATTTTAATGATAGACAAAAAATATCTTATGAAAAAAATGGACTTACCAGGACTTCCTGGCGTCAAGGAAGATGAATCATTGCCAGGTTTACCGGGAGTATCAGAATCAAAACCAGAAGAGCCAGATGACAAAGAACCAGACGATATCAATGAATCAGAAGATTATAAGACAGGATTCTTGGCCGGTTACGAAGCTGGAACCAAGGATGCAATGAAAAAGGAGTAATCATTATGCCATCACCACATAAAGGAGAGAAAGAAAAAGAGTTTATCTCAAGATGTATGGGAGATTCAGAGGCAAATAAAACCTTTCCTGACCAAGCCCAAAGGGCTGCCTTTTGTTATTCCCAATGGGAGAGAAAAGACAAACCAAAAAAGAAACAATCTCTTATGACCAAATTGACAACTGTAACTAAAAATATGTTTAATGGCATGGGAACATTATCATCTTTCTCTCCAATTTATATGGAAAGTAATGGTATCTCAATCATTCATATCAATGGTCAAATTGGTAAAAGATTGTCAATTGAAGAAATTGCCAGTGGCAAACTTGATATTGATGAAGTGGTAAAGGCTTTGAAGATTGCCGCTAATTCTGATACTGAATATGTATTACTTTGGATTAATTCTCCTGGTGGAAGTTCTGTAGGAATCGAAGAATGTGGCGAAGTTATCAAAAAACTTGGTGAAATCAAACCTGTAATCACTTTTTGTGATACCATTTGTGCTTCGGCTGCTTATTGGTTAGCATCTTGTTCCAATGGAATCTATATCACACCTTCTGCTGAAGTAGGTTCTATCGGAGTATATGCCACAGTAGTTGATATGTCAAAGAATCTTGAAATGCAAGGTATTAATATTCAAGTATTCTCTGCCGGTGAGATGAAAACAATGGGCCAATCAAATCGCCCCCTTACAGATGATGAAAAACAATATATTCAATCTGATATCAATGAACAATGGAAAAAATTCAAAGATACTATCATTGAAAACAGGGGGAATATCAAGGAAGAATGTATGCAAGGTCAGTTATATACTGGTGAAAAGGCCGTAGAAACCAATCTTGCAGATGAAATTGTATCTGATTTTGATACTTTAATTTCACAAATAACAATAAAATAATAACACACAAACTAAAAGTATAATATTATGACAATTTTAAATATCGCTCGTCTCAATAAGGAATTGACAGCTATTCAACTGGAAAAGTCTGAATGGGTCAAATCTCTCGAATCTTCAAAAACTGAACTTGAAAAGGTCAAGGAAGAAAAAGCTGCAATGGAATCTAAACTCGAAGAACTTACCAAGAAACTTGAGGAAATGGAAGCTAAACACCAAGAAGCCAAAAAAGAAGAAGCTGCCGTGGTAATTGCAGTAGAAGAATCTGTGAACAAGAAAGTTGTTCAGAACTTGGCTGCTATTGGTGTTCAGGAAGGTCTTATCAAGGAAGAAGTTGTCGCCTCCACACCAAATTCAAAGGAAGTTTATACAAAATATGAATCCTTGAATGGTAAGGAAAAGATTGAATTCTTCAAGGCCAATGAAAAAACAATTTTGAAAGAAATGAAAGCATTTCATTTTCAAGTCTCCCCGGTTGGAGCCAATCAAAAACAATTTTAATGGATTTGGTTATAGTAAACGGTGATGGTAAGTGGGAATTTAAATGCCCACATTGTAATAGAAGTAGAGTATATAGTCGAAAAGACGTGGCTATTACTCATTTTAAAAAACAAGATAGATGTAGAAAATGTGCTTGTGAAGGAGATAGATGTTATATATTTGGTAAATCTCCATCTAATAAAACAAGAGAAAAGATGAGTAAATCGGCGAAAGGTAAGATTCCATCATTGGAAGAAAGACAAAAGTTATCAAATAGTATGAAATTAATTTGTTCTACTATTCACAAAAGAAAAGAAATGTCTAAAGCAGCCGAAAAGGCCTGGAGAAATCCAGAAAGTAAGAAAAAATATTACGATTCTTTAGAAAAAACTAAATGGTTAAAAGTTAGAACTGATAAAGGTCAACTTGAACTTTTAGAAAAATGGAACCGATTAGGATTTAATTTTATTCCAAATTATCAGGTTCATACAAAAGATTTCTTAGCATATCTGGATGGATATGATAAAGAAAAAAATGTGGTATTAGAATATGATTCTAAATATCATAATAATCTAAGCCAAAAAGGTGAAGATTCAATTAGGCAACAAAAAATAATAGATATTCTTAAGCCTAAAAATTTCTGGAGATATAATTCAGAAAATAAAGAAATTAAGAATGTCTTAATATAAAGGAAAATACGCCATGCAGGCAAATAACTTAAACGGCTTCTTAGTTGCATACTCATTGAAGTCACTCCCACAATTCATCTCTTACGCCCCATATCTTTCTGATTTCAGTTCTGATTTCAGTCAGGATATCGCTGGTGGCGGCACAGCAGTAGTCACTCGTCTCGCCACAACGGCGTGGACGGCAAATAGAACCGACCTTAATGGTTATTCTATTCAACCAACCACATCAAGCGCAGTTACCGTCACTCTCGTTCAGAAAGATGTATCTGATTCTTTCTCCGAATTATCTTGGGCTTCTTCTATTCCAGAAGTCCTTATCAATACGTTCGTCCCAGGTCAATCTTTGACTTTGGCAAACACTGTTGTAGCTGACTTACTTGGTTCATTGTCAGGTTCTTCAACGGCTACACTTCAACATGGTTTGGCTCCACAGTTTGCCTATCAATCGGCTTCTTATGCTGCCAATCTTTTGGATAAGGCATTCGTTCCTCGCACAAATAGAACAATGATTGTGGCCCCAGATGCCTATTTTTCATTAAATACCAGTCTCTCACAGACTTACATTTATGGAACTCCAAAGGCTATCCAAGAATATGAAAATATCAAGGTTGCCGGTTTCAATGTATATCAATATGGCGGTATTAAAGATGCTCCATATAACGTTGCCACTTCTGCTACTTTGAACAGTATCGGAACCGGAACAATTTGGCAATCTTTGATTGGTGTTGCCGCTCACAAGTCTGCTTTGGCAATCGCCGCTCGTGCTCCTTTGGCTGTTAATAACGGCTTGGTCACAGCAGTCAATCAAACTGATGAAACTTCTGGTTTCACAATGCAGAATCGTATCTCTTATCTCCAGAATACAGGTCAATATCAATTGTCTTCAACGGCAATTTATGGTTGTAATCAGGGTAATGGAGCAGGTGCTGTTCTCTTGGTTGCCTAATAAAATAATATAAGTAAACAATAAAATAATATAAGTAAACAATAAAATGGCCGGTTGGGAAACCAGCCGGTCATTTTTTTCATATAAAGGAATAATTCTATGGCAGCCACGGCAAATTCAATCTATCAGGCAATTCTGGTCAAACATATTGCAAATAATCCACCAAACGCATATCCACAAACTGCTAATGAAAATTGGAATATGTATTTTAATCGTATGCAGAATCAAGGATTACCCCCTGATATTGGTGCTACAGAAAGCGATTCAGATTATTTGGCAAGATTACAAACATATAGCATGGCACCATATTTTAATATATCGTCTTCATATGCATTGGCTGCTACATCCGCATCCTATTCCACAGTAGTCACAAGTTCAACAAGTGCTAGTTATTCGTCATATGCTGTAACTGCGTCTTATATTAATGGTTCAACTCAATTGGTAAATATTGCGGCAGGATTATCTATGAGTTTTTCAAATGGTGTATTACAATATATCACTGCTTAATAATGGAAAATGCCCGAACATATGTCTTAAATGGATTGATTAATACTGAAAATAGTATTGGCAATCCTACATTTATATGGCAAGGTAATTCCTATAATTTCATTCCGTCAATTTCAGAGTTTAATAGGCAGCTTGAATCAGGTGGATTCCAGATAGTCAAGTTATTGACCGCCACAGTTAGAAAATACAATATTTCTGACGATAATGATGAGGATGATATCACTCCGATATTTCCAAATGGAACTCCAACTGCTCAACAGACAATCAATTATTCATTGGATTCCACAAACTATAGAATCGAGAGTGTAAAGCACGACCCAACAAACAGTTACATGAGAATCATCGCTCATTCAACTACGAGAGGAACTTGATATGGCAACCTATTCATCAAAATCCAATGGAGTTAAGATTAACTGTGATTTTAGTGCCATGGAAGATTTCAATCGGACTTTGGAAGAATACAAAAAGTTCTCAAAGAAGGCACCTGCTGAAATAATCAATAGTAAGTTGTTTTTCATTGCCAGACAGGCAACCTTGACAACAAAGAAGACATCCAAGGAAGAGATTAGTTCAGGATTGGACAAACCTGCTGATGATTATCCACATACATCAATAGGTTCAATTATTGTTCAAAGAAATGCCATGAACTCAAAAGGGCACGGTTTAAAAAGAAATGAAATTGCCGGGGCTCTTGCCAAACTTAAAAAGATAAGAAATAAGAGTATTGGTTATGGTCGCGCCGGCTGGTTACAGGCAATCAAGATTCTGGGGGATGCCAAGAGACTTGGAGACATCCAATTCTCAAATAGATTTAAACCGAAGATGGATACTACAGTAAAACAGTTTGGAAAAATACTTGGTAGTGCTACTTTTGCCAGAAATGACCAGAAGACCTGTTGGGGTGAAATAGTCAATTCAACAGTATCAAAAACAAAACATCCATCATCCAATTTTATTAATGTTATTTCAAATGGTTTGAATGAGGCAATCAAGATTGAAACTCAATCCATGAGAATTTATATCCAAAGAAAATTGGATGAATATTTTAAGAAAAAGCATTAAACTAACACTCAAATAATATATATGAATTCATTAACATACACGACAAACTTTTCCGCAAGAATTGATAACCTTTCCCTTGGTGGAACGGCAACAACTTCAACCAACATCTCCAGTTCCAACGGATTGGCAGACAGTCAAGCAGTCACATCTAGTGCTTGGACGGCTTTGACCATTGCCGGCCCAACTGATATTCGTGCCTTTTGGCTCTTTAACGACAATGCTACATATTCCTCAAGTTATGTATCTGTCGCTACCGGCTCTGCTGGTCAGGGAGTATTTACTATCTTGAAATCAGGCGACTCCACCATCATTCCTTGGTCTGGTTCTTATCCAGGACTCTATGCTAAAATTGTAAGCGGAACTGATATTAATGGAACGGTTCAATACAGTCTCGTTCAATCCTAACAATTAATTTTATGGCAATCACCAATACATTATCCATCAACGGAACGGTCAATCTCAATAATCAATCATTATTGACCCAGGGTGTATTGACCAATAAATTGAATCTCTCAAGTTCCAACAATCTTGGTAATACACAACAAATTACAGGGTCAACATGGACATTGATTAATTCAGGTTCAGCAACCAATTTGAGATATTTCTTTGCCGCCAATAACGATGTAAGTGCATCAATATGGTTGACAAATAATACAACATCGGCCTCATTTGCGTTCATGGAACCAGGGGATACATTATTGATTCCTTATAGTGGGTCGATTGATTTATACGCCAAAACTGTGGGAGCCATAAGTGGTTCTCCAAGTTGGATTCAATATATTTACGTAAGTGCCTAA